TACTAACATCGCATCCTCAGATAACAATAATTGTTTCCAAATTCTTCTCGCCTTTTCCAACATAGACGTACCGTAAGGTAACTTTCTATCATCCCCCAATAATCTAAAGTGAGCAATCTCCCAAGAATTGAATTCCATATCCTTGGCTTTCCATTTAAATCTCAATCCTGTATTTCTTGGGTCTTGTTCGGTATTGGTAGTTTTTGACGCCATACCCATCTCCAATCTTTCAATCTCAATGTTCGGTAACTGCATACAACCAACAACACCTCTTTCAGTGTCCAATTTTAGATAAACAAAATTATCACCATATTTACAAGCATTTCTTGTCCACATTGGTAAGTTTGTGTTAATATCCAAATTGTTATTAAACAAATCCGATAGTATTGATTTTATTCTTTGTGATTCAGAATAAATCTGTAACATATTACCATTTTGGTCAACCGTGGTAGATTCCTCACCATAGATATCTAACGCTGCGGATATTTCGGGGGTATACTCCATAGATTCAAAATCATAGAATGATGCTAATCTTGTTGGTTCGTAATAAGTTGCTTGGGTATATAAATTATTCTCAATCTTAGTCCATTGATTGGATAAGTAGAATGTTTGTTGAGCCTGAAGTTTTTCCTTCTCGTATTGTTGTTTACTGTTTGTTTTTAGTAATTCTGTCTTATCGTATTTGTAGGTCGGATAATCTTGACCTAATAATGAGTAAGGACCGAAGGCTTGGGTTAATCTTTGCCAAACGGTCAAATTTTGATTATTGTTATTTTCCATATAATAAATTTAACTACATCCATAAATAGTTAAACACTAGTATTTTGGATATTTTGATAAATATCACCTTCTATTACCAAATAACCATCCGTAATCAATATAATCCTGTCTAGACGGACCTTGTTGTCTTTGGTCTTGATATCTTTGTTGTATATTAGGTGATCCTGGATTGAATGCGATTGACTTAGCCGGAGCCTCATCGACATTAACTGTCCAAGATTCCAACATTGCTTTTGTATGTTCTGTAACCTTTCCTAATTGACTAAATGAAGATTCACCAACATAAATTGCCATCGCGATTGACATAAGTAAGTCATCGTGTTGACCCTTTTGATGGTCAGGTCTACCACTAATATAAACAAAAGTATTCATCTCGTTTAATAGACGATTACTATGAATAATAAAATTATGTCTAACCGCTTCCTCAAAAGCCGCAATTATTTGAACTCTCTTACTGTTGAAATTAATCCCCGGTATTTTTTCGTTTTGTTTAGGGTCGTACTTCCATTTGTTTTGGTAATCAACACCATCAACATATAAATCTCTGTACCCCAACTCCTGCATTTTCCTAGCGGTGGATACTCCCATTCCCCCTGTTATATCAATAACAACAAAACAAGAATACATATTAGCCCATTTAAACGCAATATCTGCCATAATATCCGGTGGTATCTTACCAACATATTCGGCAACTTGTTCCCTCTCGTCAAAATCTATAATTTGGAATGTTGAGTAATCCTCACTATCCCCTCTCGATACGTCAATCCCCATAATGTATTTGTGACCAATTACAGGTTCTTTCCATATCCATAAGGAGTTTGCCATCATCTTATTTGTGGGTTCAGAAATAGTATTCTCACGAATCTTGGTAAGTGTCTTTGAATCAAACACATTATCACCAGATCCGAGGAAGTTACACTCCAATTCCTGAGAAACTTTTCTCTTATCGTATTTTAACTTCTTAACCATTGATTCAAACCAAGAAGAACAAGGTTTAAATCCATCTTTAAAATAAGGTTTTAGTTTTTCGTGGTCACCATTATTTGGTTGGTAATGTTCTATCTTTACCACCGCATCGGATGGGTATTGTTCTTTATTTAACAGGTAGTGAATAATATCATCTGTTTTAACCAAGAACATATCTTTAGTATATCTTGGGTCTCTATACCAAAACATTTCAGATATTTTGAAATCGTTCATTGCTCTTAGAGCCTGATCATAGATTTCATAATAAATGGGGTCATAACCGTTTGGTGTTGAGATTACAATAACTTTACCACCCGTAGATAGTGAAGCCATACAGGCTGACCAAAAGTCCGCATCCGCTTCAATGTAAGCTGCCTCATCAAATATTAATATTGTTGGGGTATATCCACGTAACGCATCCTTAGATGTTGCTACCGCTTTCACCTCACAACCGTTTGTTAATTTATAATGTCTTTGTGAATTCTTTTCTTTCGCAAATCCAATATCAACCCAAGACGGCCATTGTTCAATAAACCCTCTAACTTTGTTAGCCATCTCTTGGGCGGTGTCCAATTTATTGGCAATAATTAGAATCTTCTCAGGGGTTTGTTTTTTTGCGAAGGCTATTTTCTTAGATGCCCAAGCGGCAGTTACGGTGGATACACCTGCCTGTCTATACTTTAAGGCAATATTCTCATTGTTATTCTCGTAATCGTCAAGTAGGGATATTTGGTCGGGAAATAACTCCAAAGGAACAAATCTAGATACCGTATTATCATACGTCTGTAAATACGTTTTAAGTGCGTAAGGGGTGTCCCTCATACACTTAACATATTCTATTAAAACTTGTTCCTTTGTTATATTTTGCATAAATTAGATTCCAAGATCACTCAAAGAAGGACCTTCGTAATCTTCATCTTCATCCTCATCACTATCTCCGAATTGAGAATCAAAATCTTGTTTCTTTAATTCCTCAACTATTTCATCAACCATTCTTTGTAATACCTGTTTTCCTTTAGGATTACCAGATAAAATAAATTTAGATAATTTAAAGAATTGTTCCGGTGATAAAGATGAAAATCTCATAAACAGATAATGTTGAATATGACGTTTGTCCTCCTCAAAAATTTCATCAGGATATGCCGCCAAGAATTTCTCCCAAAAAATAGGTCCTAATCTTAAATCCCATATCTCTGCGGGTAATGTATCTTCACTCGCAATTACCATTTCGGCTTGACGAGGGTCATCAGGTAATCCGTGAGTTCCGAAAATCTCATATACACCTTTAACCAATTCGTGAATTAACACGGGGAAAGAAGCCCCTCTCGCAATTACCGTCGGTGGGTCTGTTTCTGTATCAACTTCTGATTGACCAACTTGACCTTCACCTGACGCCGCCATAGTTGACGACATTTGTTCAGGATAAATCCAATATAAGTGGTCTAATAACGCTTGTGACATACCATAAATCCTAACAAGTTCAGGATTAATATTCTCAAGTTCATCGGCAACCAATTCAAACATATAATGTCCTTTTTTAGCCGCCCCACCGATTAAAGCGTTAATAAATCTACGCTTGGCTTTTTCTTGATTAAACTTCTCAAAAGAATCCATAAAAGCCTCTAACTCATCCTGATGTTCATCAGCCGATGCAAATGCGTCTTTTACTTCTTCTGCCGTAGGTTCTTCGGATTCACCTCTCATACCTTCAGCCGATGACATACCACCGTGAATAAGTTTTGCGTCAAACTGCATTGCCCCTTCGGGAATTGACATTTCTTTTTTAACCAACTCAACCGCTAAATTCTCAAGATACTCTTTGTTACGACTTTCAATCTGGCCAATTTTACCAAACAACTGCATTGCTGATGACATAAGTGACATCATAACTTGTTGAGGACCACCTTGTATCTTAGTTGTATCTCCCAAATATCTTCTAACGTTATTAACTGAATTTTTAAATCTTTCAGATGAAATAACCTCAACGAAATCTCTATCCATTTTAGGTAACCCAGGATGTTCAGCGTAAGGAGTCGTTTTAGATGTAATTTTACGCTCAATACTTGGATCCATTCTTTCAGGTCCTTCGTAATCTATTGGTGCTTCGCTGATATTTTTTCTATTCTTTGCCATTTGAAATATAATTTTACTTAAATATTAATTCCTAATTTACCCCAACTTAACCAAGATGGTACCGATTTTTTACCCGCTTTAGGTGCTGGTTTAACTCCGGGTTTAGGTTTATATGGTGTTGAAGGTGTTTTTGTTTTTTCCTTTTCTTTTGGTGGTGCGATGGTTGGACTACTTTGTTCTTTAGTTTCCACCTTAGCCTTAGGTGCGGGTTTAACTCCCGGTTTTGGACTATATGGTGTTGATGGTTTTTTGGTAGTTTCTCCCGGTTTTACCGTAGGTACTTTTGGTTTAACTGGAGTTTGAGTTTCGGATTCTTTAATCATATCTAAGAATTCTTTTTTACTAATTTTCGGTTGGATATTTCTTTCCAGTAAAGATACGATTTTATTTTCTAAAAACAACTCAGATGGGTCTCTTCCTTCTTTTACAGATTTTTTAATATCCATAACACATCTTTCATATTTTTTCTTATCCTCTCTACCAACTGTAGAAGTACAAATAGCCCAAGGATTATATTTTTTGGATTTCTTTTTACCCTCTTTCATTTCACTTTCCTTTGGAGTTGCCATAACTTCACCTGTTGTGGTTTTACTTACGTTGTAACCTTTTGGGTTTGGTGGTAGAGAACCTCCGCTAGTTCCTATTTTAAGGGATGTTTTTGTAACGGGTGTAACTTGTTCCTTAGTTTCTTCGTTACCCTCATTCAATTTCTTATAAAGTTTAACCAATTGTGATTCAGTTAAACTTGCTAATGTTTCGGCTTTAAATCCCATATCCATTAATTTAAATGCTGCGTTATCAGTTTTCATAAACTACTTTTTTTTCAAATTCTAAAACTATATCTCTTTCATATAGTTTTTCTTTTATTGTTTTTTCATCCTCACCAAATCTAAAAACCAATCTTTTTTCAGTTTCAAAATTGGTATCAGA